TTACCAGGTTTTCCGTCTTGTGATTTAGGATCAATTTTGTGCTCGTCAACTTTGTTAGTGTATAAATGGCCAACATTCATTCCTTTTGTAGGAACATTTCTTTTTGCTTCATTTATTACTGCATCGTTGATATCAATTTCTGATTGATAAGTTGAAATGATATTTTTAAGATCATCGGCTTCGTTACCGCTTCCAAGTATATCTCTAAATTCTTGTGTATCCTGCATAGCAACTGCTTTACATCTCCATATGTGAGGCCACCAACCTGGATCATAACCTTCTTGTCCTCTTGCGGCATCTTCGACAACATAGAACTTATTAATTTTTAAATTTTCTTTTGGTGTGAAACTTGTAATCGTAGCACTAGCAGTACTCTTATCTCCTGTGATAGTTTCACTAGCTGTAAAGTCTCCGGCTATAGGAGATATTCTTATAGTCTTTGCTTCGTGGTTGTAACTAACAACTGTTGCAGTTTGACCTGATGTGCCACCCGTTATTGTTTCACCTTTTCTAAATTTTTTACTAGGCTTTGCCTGTAGCGTAATACTTGCAGATTCTAATCTTGTGTCATCACTCTGATGAGGTAATTCAAATACATCACCTGGTATTATTTTTCTACCAAGTCTTTCCATCATATCGTTTAAATGAAAAGTTATGAATATTGTATCTGCTGTTTGAAAAAGACCAAATTGTGTTAGATCAAAATCTTGATCTGCAACACTGTAAACTCCACGTAAGTCAAATACATCTGAATCATACTTTCGATCTCTGTTTTCACCGAATAACATATCTTGTACGTTCAAGTTACTTGTAACTGTATTCGTAGGTTGATCACTGCTAATACTTCCTGTATTAGTATGAGGTCCTAGGTATTTGTGTACAAATACGCCCGTACCACCCGCTAGAAAGTGTTCTTTTATAGTACGGTCGGCAAATTTGTAATCATTACCTCTATTTGGTTTCCATAAACTGAGTCTAGGCATTTCTGTTCCTTTAAACTATTTATTGAATTTAATTAATCTACTAAATAGTAGTACAATGGCAAAAGAGCAAACAAAACGACAAGAGCTTATAGAAGACATACGTAACATCTTAGGTGATGGTATGGTTGATGTTGAGCTGGATCCGAAGCACTACGAACAAGGTATTGATCTAGCTGTAGACAAATACAGACAAAAAAGCTCAAATAGTACAGAAGAGTCATACATTTTTCTTAAGATTCTTAAGGACACAGGCGAATACACACTACCAAAAGAAGTAATTGAAGTAAGAGAAATATTCAGAAGATCAGTAGCTGGCTCAAATAACAGTATTGATTTAGATCCTTTTGAACTTGCTTACACCAACTTATACTTTTTACAAGGTGGTAGAATTGGTGGACTAATGACATGGGATGCCTTTGCACAATACCAAGAAGTTGTAAGAAGATTATTCGGTGGTTATTTGAATTTCAAATATGTAACTGAGAAAAATAAGTTAATATTAATGCGTAGACCAAGAGCAGAAGAAAATGTTCTACTACAAGTATACATGGAAAAACCAGCTGAAACATTAATAACACAAAGATACAGCAGACCTTGGATAAGAGATTATGCACTCGCACAGTGTAAAATGATGTTAGGTGAAGCAAGATCAAAATACTCTAGTTTACCAGGTGCCCAAGGGTCGGTCCAATTAAATGGAGATGCTCTTAAAGCCGAAGCAAACGCGGCAGTAGAAAAGCTCGAAAGAGAAATTGAAACCTACGGTACAGGTGAAGATCCACTAACATTTGTTATTGGATAAAACTTTTTTAAAAAAGTAGTTGACAAAAACCGATTTATAAATTACTATAATAATATGTTGATAGGTCTTGTAGGATTCATAGGATCCGGTAAAAATAGCGTAGCGGAACAGTTTATTAAGAATGGGTTTCAAGCAGACTCGTTCGCGGCTCCTTTAAAGGACGCTGTTTCTGACATATTTGGATGGCCTAGAGATATGCTAGAAGGTGATACTGAAGCAAGTAGAGCCTTTAGAGAAGCTCCGGATCAGTGGTGGAGTCAGAAGCTACAGAATAAAAGATTTTCTCCTAGATATGCCTTACAAGTAATTGGAACAGAAATATTTAGAGAAAATTTTCATCCTAGTATTTGGTTACATAGCCTAGAAAGTAGATATACTTCAAAAGGTAGACCAGCTACTGTAATAACCGATTGTAGATTTAAAAACGAAGTAGGTTTAATTAAGACTATGGGCGGTTTTATTATAAGGGTTAAACGTGGCCCTGACCCACACTGGATTGGAATGGCAGAGGAAGCCGCAGACGGCGATGAGTTTTCTAGACACTCTTTAGATGAAATGGGTATACATCAATCAGAATGGGATTGGGTTAACATGAACGTTGATTACACTCTTGAAAATGATGGCAAACTAGAAGATTTAACTAATAAGGTACAGGCAATAATCAAAGACATGAAAGATTAAGCATCAGGTAACAAGTCACCTTGCTTCCAGCCGACTTCTTCAAGACTCTTAATACGACTGCAATTAGCACATATTGTTTTTAAATTACTCCAGTTACAATTTTTTAAATTACCATCAACGTGATATACGTCCATTTGTGCAGGATGTTTTGAACTAAATCCGCATTTTTCACATATAGATTTTTTTCTATACGCAGTTTTCTCCCACGTTTGTTTTTTACCTGTGTTTAGCCCTTTGTCTTCTTTTATACACTGGTCGCATTTAGTTCTGTAATACACTTTCCCTTTACGCCTATAGTTAAAGGCACGCGGTCTGGTCTTACAGGTAGAACATAATGGTCTAATGTGCTTTTGGTCATTCATATATGTATTTAATACCTTTAAAGGTGAATTAGATCGGCACTTTTTTATGGATTTTAACTAAATATCATTATTAAAAAGGATATTAATACTATTTACAAATTGTATATAGAGTAGGGAGATAAAAACTATGCCAACACTAGTAAGTCCAGGTGTATCAGTTAGCGTTATTGATGAATCAATGTACGCACCTGCCGGTGAAGGTACAGTACCTCTAATTTTAATTTCTACTGCACAGGACAAGACAGATCCTAGCACAGGAAATATAGCTTCAGGTACTACTTCAGCAAATGCAGGTAAGCCATTCTTAATAACGTCACAAAGAGAACTGGTTACAACCTTTGGCGAACCATCATTCAAATCATTGCAAGGAACACAGATCCATGCAGATGAAAGAAATGAGTATGGTTTGCTATCAGCATATTCATACTTGGGTATTGCCAACAGAGCTTACGTTGTAAGATCAAATGTAGATCTAGATCAACTAGAAGCTCAGTCAACGGTACCTCAGTTAAACCCAGCCAATGGTACGTATTGGTTGGATCTAGCAAACACGGATTGGGGTCTTTTCACAGCGAACACAACATCGAGTTCATGGGATAAAATGACACCAACAGTATTAACAGATAAGCCAGGAGCGGCAGGCGGAAACGTTGCGGCGAACGGTGATCCAGTTACAACATACGGAAAAGATTTAGATTACGTATTAGTAGCATCTACTACACCAGCAAAACTTTATCAAAAAGTTTCAGGTACATGGGAAGTAGTTGGAGCACCATCATGGAAAACGGCAACAAGTGCCAATGTTTACATTCAATCTGGTAACGGTACTGCACCAACTGTAGCTGTATCAGGCAGTTACAAAGACGTCTGGTTGAAATCAACAGCAGGTGGTCAAGGTGCAAACGTAACTGTTAAAAAATATAGTACGTCAACATCAGCATGGTCGACAATCAGTGCAAATGTTTATTCAAGAGATGATGCCGCAACGGCAACAGAAGGATCAACTTTAGCAGAGAACGATGTTTATGTAAGATTTGATGACTTTGATGATGGTAACATATCAGCAGAGTTAAAAGCAAACTTCACATCAACAAGTTCAACGTTGACATCAGCCGCTTACAACAAACAATCTATAGAAGGTTTCACAAAAGGTGGTAACAACGCCACTCCGGAAGTCATGTATAGATTACGTGTAAGAGATGGTGGAGTATCAACAGTCGCATCAGGTAATGTCACATCACTACATAGTGGTGTAGCAACAGGTGGTTCTAACACAGCTATTAACCTTGAAGTTAATGGTCAGTCGGTTACTGTAACAGGTGCCGCAGGTGCTGGTAACCCAGTAACACTTGATGAGATAGTAACTGCAATCAACAACAACTCAACACTAGCAAGTGCAAACATTGTTGCTGATAAAAATTACGTGAGTGCTACAAGACAATACTTAAGATTAACAAGAACAGGTGGTTATGCAGTTTATCTACATGACGGTACAGACGGATCAAATATTAAAGGCGTAAGTACTGCCGATTTAGGTTTCACTGATAACACATCTTCGGGAGCGACAGCTTTCTTTTACAAGTCACTATTTTCAAATTTGACATACGAAGCAAGTTCAAACGCACCAAAACAAGATCCATCAAATGGAACTTTATGGTACAACAGTTCGCAAACAGCAGATATCTATCAAGCAGTTAATGATGGCGGTACAATGAAATGGCACGCCTACGCTAACTCAAAAGATAAAGGTACAGCTGGTTCGATCGTATCAGGTGGTTTAAAAGATATACAGATTGTATCTGAAGCACCATCTAAGAAATCAGACGGAACATCAGCCCTAGAGGCAGGTGACATTTGGATTGATTCAAATGAGCTTGATGT